ACAAGTGTCGAGGCCAGAAAGGCCGAGCTTGCGACCGTTGTCAAACGCAGAGTTGAAGAGAAGCGCAGGCTCGCACTCGAAAGATTGAAAGGAGTCAATTATGGCAATTAAAGCAATTATGCTGCGCAAGCGCATCGAACTGAAAAAGGCCGAGCTTGCCCAGCACAGGGAAAGAGCAAAAGAGTTTGAAACTCGCAAATCCGACATCACCGAGGCAATCGGTGAGGCCACCACTGAGGAGGAGATCGACGCTCTCAATGAGGGCATGGATCAGCTTGAAACCGAGTGGAAAGAGCACGAGGAGACCGAAAATCGCCTCAGCGGCGAAATCGCGGCGCTTGAGCAGCAGCTCACCGAAGAGGAGCAGCGCGGCACGCCGCCCATCAACAACCCCGAGAGCGGGGCAAATACCGAAAGGAGCAATCATATGACCACCACCATCAACATCCGTTCTCTGCCCTTTGGCCAGAGAGTAATGGACGCGCTGCCTCGCCAGGAGCGCGACGCAATCATCGGGCAGGAGGATAGTAAAAACTTCCTCGCACAGCTGCGCAGCCTCAAGGGCGAGAAGCGCGGCGTCAGCGGCGGAGAGCTGACTATTCCTGTCATATTCCTCGACCTCATCGCCGAGAACATGTACAGATACAGCAAACTCCTCAACCGCGTCCGTGTGCGCTCTGTTACGGGCACCACCCGTCAGACCATCGCGGGCACGGTCCCGGAAGCTGTCTGGACGGAGATGTGCGCAGCTATCAATGAGCTGACTCTGGTATTCAACCAGACCACGCTTGA